TCGTGCTGCGCTATCCCCGGCTTTTAAAAATATAGCGCCTAATCCAGATGAAATACCAAAGCTTTTAGATATTTCGTTTAATAATATAGAAAAAGATTCTTTTGCTTTATCCATACCTTGCGCAAGTGTTGGTCCAATTAATTTGAACTTCGCTTCTATTGCGCTAGACTGAGATAGTAAGGCGTTGAAAACAACTTCAGACGTTAAACGGCCTTGATTTGCCATTTCACGTAGTGCACCTACTGACAACCCTAGTGAATCAGCAATCATCTGTGCCACAGGTAATGCTTGTTCCATAATAGAATTGAATTCTTCACCACGAAGAACACCAGCGCCTAATCCTTGACCTAGTTGCATCATTGCGGCTCTGAAGCCCTCTGTAGCACCACCTGCCACTGATCCTGCCATTTGAAGGGATTTTGCAGCTTTAGCTATAGATTCAGATGACACATTCATACTAGCTGTAGCAACACCTAGTTTAGAGAAGATTTCAGCAGTACTGGCAAATGTAGATCGTGTATCATCTGCTACTTTCTTTAATTCTGTGTATGCGACTGCAAATTCTTTTGTAGCACCTGTAACTAATTTTATGTTACTTTCTATGGATGTGAATGTAGAATCTACTTGTGTAAGTGCCGCAAGTGTACCACCTATTGACAAGGCTGCAGCTAATTTAGAAAAACCTGCAGTTACTCCACCAACGCTTTTACTAATAGCACTGACTGAATGATTTAAATGTTCCAAATCTCGCTGAGCCTTATCAATCCGTGTTTCGACATCAATAACTATGCCTGACATCTTTGAATACTCCTTATAAAAAACCCCTTAGGAATCATTAGATTCTTCAGGGGTATATTGTCTTAATTAGATGATGTTACAATAACACCATTAGGCTTTACTTCCGAAAATGCTAATAAAGTACGTTCAATAAAATGAGTGGGCGCTTGTTTGCTAGAACCCGCATTTAACTCATCAATATGCTCAACGTGATTTACTATCTTTCCATCTTCTAATTGCCATCCATCTCTGGCTTTACCTGTATCAACAGGAGTAGCATCTTTTAAAGCATTAATAAGTTTATCAACTTCTTGTGCTTCTTTTTGTTTGGCTTTCTTTAAAATCTCTTTTGAGAAGTCCATATTTAATTTTACAGACACTTATCCTCCTAATATATTTTCTCCACCACCAGCATTTGAGAGCTTTTGGAAGAAACCAGACTTTTTGAAATTAGTTGAATTAAAGTTACCTTTCTTTTCTTCTTTAACTTTAGGATTGTAAATAGCATCTAATGAAGTAAAAAGCTGCCAAGGTTTTTCTTTGACACCTTGCACTTGAATTAGTTTAGCTGCCCTGTCATCAGCCCGCCACTCTATAGGGCGTTGTTCTAAATAACTAAACCAGCCAAGCATTTCTTCATATGTCATTTCTTCGTATATTTTATATACTGGCATTTTTAAATGAAATGCTAATTCAAATATAGGCAACTCTTCAGCACTTAAGCTGACTTTCCCGCGTCTTGACCCTGACCAAGTCCTGAATATTTCATGATTTCATTTGATAATTTAGATAATTCATCCATAGGGAAATCATCAAAATCAGTATCATCTAAATCTTTACCACCTTCAACAGCATTACGAATAACAGTTTTAAGTAATTCTAAACCTGCATTTTCATCTTTCTCTGCGTCTTTGGCTTTGTTTTGAATTTCCAAAACTTCAGATACAGTTAGTTTAGAAATCTTAACGTCACTTCCTAAGAATTTAACTGTTTTAGTCATGCGTTGACCAATAAGAGCTTTAATACCTTTTGCTTCTGACATGTTACTTACCTTGATTGATTTTGCGTTCATCTAGTTGTGCTCGCATTTGATGTAAAATTGAGAGTGTTTCGAAAGCTTCAGATTTTTTATCTGGAGTCAATGTGTCATCTTTCGTTCGTTCGAATGTTTTATTAATACTAATATCAATACTTTTAAGCATATGTTTAACAGTAATGCCAACAACATACTCTAAGCTAAATGGTTTATTTTGAGACATATACTATCCATAATAAGAAGGAGGGGACGAATCCCCTCCAAGTACATCATTTACACAGTGAATGCACCACGAATATCTGATTGTACAGTAATAGTTAATTTTGCTGACATAGCGTCTGTCAAGCTTGTTGTTACTTCTAATGCTTCAAATTTACCTAAGAAATAATAAGAAGAATTTTTAACAGCACCTGCAACAGAAGAAGTAATACCACCGCCACCAATAGCATCGCCATCAGCGCTAACGATATCAGTAATTGCTTTATAACCTTCTGGTTCTTGAGAAAGTAATGTAAATCTGAATAAATAAACGTTACCGTCACCAATTACAATAGGTGAAGAAACACCTGTTGAATAAGAAAGTTTGTTTTCTTTCCATAATTCTGGCACAAAGTTCAAAGTCAATTCCATTGTAGGAGAGTCAGCTTGACCTTGGATTTGTTTTGAAGTTTTAGCACCGTATTCAGGAACTTTAACAACGTTTGCTGGAGTACCCATTGCAGGGAATTCTTTGACGTTAGTAATACGGACAAAACCACCGCTATCTGCAACTGCATTTTCTGTTTGGAATAGACCAGCAGTAGCAATTAATTGTCCAGCAGATGATAAACCGCCTGTACCAGTACCCTTTAGTTCGCCTGAACTAATTTCTTTAAGTACAGACACTAAGTTGAAAGAAGTTTGATCGTGTGGTTTACCAACAACAGATAAATCAGAGAACATTGCCGCAGCAATAGAATTAATGTGAGCCATCTTTTATTCCTTTAAATTTAAGTAGAACTTCCGAAGAAGTTGAAAGAGATTGTATAGGTACTTTTATGAATCACAGGCAAAGCTTTATCTGCACCTAAATGTGCTAGACTGCTTATGCCGAATTGAGTCATTCCAGAGCCTGTATTTTTAGACTTGTTAGTTAAATAACTATCTAAAGTATCTGCTATTATTGAGGCACGTCTAGTACCTGAACCTGCAGCTGTAAAAATATCAATTATGAGAATTCCTGCTAATGAGTATCTATCTATAGGTTTTCCACTAGGTATCACTGATACGCGTATAAATTCGTCATTAGTAGTATTCATCACTACAAAATTTGTCGGGAATGTTTTTATTTCTTCAGCTTTCCATTCATTAGATGAAAATACTGAATAAACGTCTTTTTCTAAATCAGTATACTTACCCATAGTTATACCTCATGATAGAGTTCAACAACTGAGATATGATTGTTTGAAGTAATCACATTACCAAGATGCCATTTATCACTATCTATATACACATGGTCTGTCATTGAAAACGCTCCGACTTCTTTTGTTTTAAACATAATAGTCATAGTTTTCGCTTCTGAAGTTTTAGACGTTTTTGTAATAATTATTTTTGTCGTTATCGAAGGTATAGTTGTATCGTTAACTTCACCAGTGCTAAAATCAAACTCAGAATTAGTTGTCTTTGTAAACACTGCATCAATAGCTAAGTCTTTAGCTGCATTAAATGCTTTATTTAATGAATTACCAATTAATGAATTATATGCCATTAATTAGCCCTCCACCATGTTCTCTTACCACTATTCCGGAGTAATGGTTTGATAAGTGTTTTTGCAACCATAGGGATTTTATCCGCAGGTCTAATAACACTAAGTTTAATGCCACTAAGTTCTAAATCTTTGATTAAGCCTGTGTTGTCTAAAAGTCCATCATTATTTAATAAATGGTAAGCTAACTCATAAGTAGCTTTAGTGACTCTTATATCAACAACAGTGGAAACTAATGGAACAAGTATACCAAGCTTAGGATCAAAATATTCACCATCTTTACGAGGATGAGCAAGTGACTGAGTTGAATCTGTAGCTACTCCGATCCAATCCAATTCATCCAACATAAATGTAGCAGTACATAGAGATTGTTCTTTCTGAGTATCAGAAGCGTCAGTCCATGCCGCTACATCTAGTCTGTTCTCAAAATAAGTATCGGCCTCAGTTACGGTAGCATTTGAATTAACACCTTTAACTAGTGCCATAACTTACTCCTTAAGAATGGAATACAGGTAAGATACCTAATGATAATGCTGAAGCTGTTTTACGTGTCCATGTACCACGTGCGTTAGCAATAGTACCAGTTGCTGTTAATGCTTTAGAAGTGCCGCTTTCAACAACACCCATGTAATTTGCATCAGATGGGAATTCAGTTTTAGCACCATTCCAATCGTAACCAGCAGGAGATAATACATAACCCCAACGATTCCAAATAGAAGTTGTACCGCCACCTTTGTATTTGTTAGCGTCACGGTAAACTTCAACTGAATCAGGAACCATCAACTGTTCCATTGCAATTGCACCTGGCAATACAATGAATGAGGTTTTCTTATTAGCAGCAAAAGTAGTTGCAGCGCCAACGCCAGCACCAGTACGTAACATTGTTAATTCAGCAGCGGAAAGCGACTGAGCAGCACGTGTAGTAATTAGACGGAATTTACCATTGAAGATTGTGTTAAAGTTAATGTTACCATCAACAATAGTTGTTTCATCAACAAAGTTAGCTGAACGGAATGAAGCCATAGTTTCAGGAGATACAACTAAGTACGCCCATTCTGGTTCATAATCTTTAAATGCCATACCAAATGCATTTAAGAAACCTTCAGCACGTGAAGCACCTTGATATGCATAGTTAGTAACGGCACCAGGAGCAACACCATTAGCAGTAACGATTTTCTCAGAACCAAGATCTACGTAGAAGCCATATTTCTTATCTGTAGGGTCGTTAGAGAATGTTTGACCACCAAGACCAGTTGCACCAGAACCTGTGGCGGCACCATTTAATGCTTCTGAAATAGCAACACCTTTCAATACAGAAAGAATAGCATTGTGTTCGTCTTGAGCGCGAGTTTCACCAAAGTCACGACCAATTTTAGCTAGACCGTCTTGTTGTGTAACAATTTGTTGCATGTTAACTTTTTCGGCACCGTGTGTACGCACAGTTTTAATATATGTGCTGTAGTCAGTGTCGTAACTGGTTTTGGTACCATCTGTAGAATCAGTTAATGACGCAACGTTAATAGTTGGGTTTAACGGTTTCATCCAACGCATTTGGCCAATAAAGGTTTCTGTGCTGGTATCAATTTGTGGGTTAGAAGAAGTAATTCCTGTACCTGATAATTTTCTAGCATTAGTGTAAGCTTCGTCGCTGTATGCGCCAATAGCTTCTTGTAATACATAATTAGTAGATAATCCCGATGGCCCATTAGGAAGGCTTAAAGTTGTAGCGCCCATTTTTCATTTTTCCTTAAAGTATTTATTTCCTGCGAAGTGATCCTTCAGCAGCACGTTTAAGCACTTCATCTTGTGATAACTGGAATAAAGATTTATTCGAAGTATCTTGAGAAGTACTGCTAGAACTTGTCTGACCGGCCCCTGTCGAAACTTTTGGTTTGAATAAGAAAGAATTGTTATCGTCTTCAGAAAATTGTTTTATAAAGGTTCTTAGATCAGTTCCTGATTTATGCACCCATACTCCATTTTCATTTTGTACAAGTTGCGATGCCACATCCATATATGCCATATCCGCAGCTTTATC